CTGGTGATAATGCGAATTTCGAAGTGACGTTGATTGCCCCGATTGCGATGGACGAAGGTCTACGTTTCGCGATCCGCGAAGGTGGCCGCACAGTCGGCGCCGGCGTTGTTGGTAAAATTCTTGAATAGGAATTATCCACGCTAACTTTACGAATTTCAAAAGCCCTGCTATTGTTGCAGGGCTTTTATTGTTTTGGAAAGGATTATAAATGGGGCAGAAGATACCTGAAAATATTGACAAGGCCGCTAGAGGACGAATTACAAGATTGTTCAAGGATGTGGCGACTATCTCTGAAGTTGATTTTGATCAAAAGACGAAATCTATGAAAGAGGCGATGCTAGAAGCATGTTTTGATCCTGATGCAGTTGAGAAACTTTTCCAGCAAGAGAAGTTAAAATATACAGCTATAACATGATTGTAAAATCACATATAAATGCTGCGATGACGTTGCTGGTAAAATTCTTCAATTAGCGATGTCCATAAGGTTTTATTGACATATTTTTTGCGCGGTGTTATGTATATTTCCGTTAAATTTAATTTTTAAAAGGATTCTGTTATGGGTCGAAAAATTGCAATTATTGTTGATGAAGATGATTTAGTGCATTGGGCAAACGGTATTCACGGTGTTGCAGCAGATGCTTTCGAGGCTGCTCGGCAGAACTCGAACTCAGAGCGCTATGCAGCGTCGTTGTATTGGGATGCGTCTTCTAGTGCGGTTATAAGTAGGAATTTTATCAAGTTACAAGAGCTAGATTTTTCTGTGGTGTGCTTTAATCCGGAAGATGTAAGGCTGGACGCCATAAATAAACATTCACAAAAGCCTTTAAGGACAGTTTTGGATTATGGCGTTTCTTAATTGAGCAAGTTTATAACTGAAAATAAAAAGTCTGATAGTAAAATCAGGCTTTTTTTATTACTATTGATTTATGAATATTAAAAAAGATAGGTGTTTAAAGAATGTCTAATCAAATCACATATAAACGCGGCGATGCAGATGATCGGCCATGGGGACGCTGGGAAGTTCTGGATGTCGGTGATGCGCATATTGTAAAGCGCATTACGGTGCTTCCGGGTAAAATCCTGTCACTGCAGCGTCACAAATTCCGTGACGAGCACTGGACGATTGTCAAAGGCATCGGGACGGTTACGCTGGATGATAAGATATTTGATAAGGGCTATAACGAGGCCGTATTCATAAAACGCGGCCAAATCCACCGCATCGCAAACCAAACAGATGATATAGTTGAATTTATCGAGGTGCAAACAGGCGATCAGCTCCGCGAAGATGATATTGAGCGCTTAGAAGATGCGTATGGCCGCTCTTAATAATCTGAATGCCGCCAAAAGAAATACTTGTCATTTTCGGCGTTTGGCTTTATACCAGTAATCCTTGGCCTATAGGGGTATAGCTCAGTTGGTAGAGCGACGGTCTCCAAAACCGTAGGTCTGGAGTTCGAGTCTCCATGCCCCTGCCATTCAGTCCATCAATCCATACATTGTGAGAGAATATGCCCGTAAGGCGCGGCGTTCTGCGCCGCTTTGCGATAGGTCAAAATCTGTACACGCTGAGAATTTAGATTTTTGGATGGAAACGACCCATTTTCTCAAGCTGCTCTCGCGCCATGTACGGAATTAAAACGCCAGCTTTCTGGGCTTAAGCCGTCTTCAGTGTTTTTAAGATATTAATGTGGATGTGAGATTTCGAATGGCCGTATTTATCGGCGATCATTTGTAGGGGCGACCCGCTAAAATGTTCCTCGCGCCAGACAAGACCTTTAACAAGGTTTTCTAATTCATTTTGAGGCAGATCGAGAGGGTCCCTATATTTCTCTGGCTCGATAACAACAGCACCACTATTCGCTTTTCTGGTTTTGTAAGTCGTGGTGAGTTCAATGACTTCTTCACTAAATATTTCAGGAAGGCCAAGTTTTAAATTTTCTGAGATCACATCACGAAGAGCAGAGATGTCAATTTGAATGACCAGAGAGCTGCGCTTAACAATGACCTTGCTGATGGATTTACTAAATAATTGCGCCGCACGGATCGAGCTTTGATGATCGATAATATGCTGCATAACATGGTCGTCATCCTCAGCATGAAGGGGGAGGATTTTTAATAGCTTACTTTTGTGAGAAAGGTGCGTTCTGATAATGGCTTCGACGGTGGCTTCAATTTCATGTGCGGGCAAACGGGCAATCAAACCTTTGGGATGGTTTTTGTAATCATCGAGGCTTTTATTCAGGTAGTAGCGATATTGTTTACCTTTCTTCTTTGTAAACACTGGTGTGTATGGCGCACCATCTTCATCAAATATTTTACCCGTCAGTAAATTACTGTGACGAGTGTTTGTCTGGCCGCGAGGGTGAGGCGCTTGTTCCTGCAGCTTTGCCTGCACCGTATCCCATATATCTTGTGGAATAATGCCATCATGAAGACCCTCATGGATTATTCCTTTATGCGATATTTTACCGATGTAGGCGGGATTGCTCAGCAAACCATAAAGCGCGCCGCGGCCAAAATACTGACCACCATATGTCCGTCCCTTTTCTGAAATACGTTCCCTGCTTTTAATGCCGCGGCTTTTGAGTTCAGCCTCTAATGCGCGGACACTGCCAAGCTCTAAATATAACTCAAAGATCTGCTTAGCTATAGGCGCGTCATCTACATTAGTGATGAGGCGGCGGTTTTCAATATCAAAGCCAAATGGCGCTCGACCGCCTTGCCACATGCCCTTGGCCTTACTAGCAGCGATCTTGTCCCGAATGCGTTCGCTGGTAACTTCGCGTTCAAACTGAGCGAAGGATAACAAAACATTCAGGGTGAGCCGCCCCATCGATGTGGTGGTGTTAAAGCTCTGCGTCACGCTAACAAAGGTCACGCCATATTCATCGAACACATCGACCAGCTTCGCAAAATCGGCCAGTGATCGGGTTAAGCGGTCAATCTTATAAACAACGATGACATCAACCTTTCCGGCCTTGATATCATTGATGAGGCGGTTAAGAGCTGGGCGCTCAAGGGATCCGCCTGAGAAGCCACCATCATCATACTGCTCTGGCGATGCGAGCCAGCCCTCTGATCGTTGACTGACGATGTAGGCCTCACATGCCTCACGCTGTGCGTCCAGCGTATTGAATTCCATGTCTAGGCGTTCATCGGTGGATTTTCGTGTGTAGATGGCGCAGTTTTTCTGTGCTTGTTTCATGCCGTCTCCTTCTTTTTTAGACCGAAGAAAACCCAGCCGTTCCAGCGGCTGCCTGTTATTTCTGAGGCGATGTGCGAAAGGCTGCTGTAGGTCTTTTTGTTATATTCAAAGCTGCCGCTTTTAACTAAGACGCTATGCCGCTTTCCTTTGAATGTACGCATTAACCTTGTTCCGGGTTTTAGCGGCGCGTGAGCCCCTTCAAAGCATTTGGGGTTGCGTTTGTATTGCCGGATCAATGGATCAAGCCGCGCTTGTTGCTCAGGCGTAAAACCGCCGCCGTTTTGTTCATTTATTTTATGTTCGATGCTCTTGGCCATCATCGACCGCCCGATGCCTTTATGCGGTGATAATGACCAGTGCTGCGCCCATAATTTCCGTAGCTCTTGGAGTGGTAAATTTTCGTGCATGTGAAGCCCTTTCGTTGAGTTCCATACACGCTTCCCAGCGCCTTAAAGTCCAGCGGAATGAGTGTTTTCTTCCTTTTATTTTGGTTCCCAATCCGGATTGATATCACCGCTGGGCAAAAGCATTTCATCGCGAAGTTTTGCCGCGTCCTTTGTCCATTCCTCCTCCGTTAATGTCGTGCGCATATTCGCTGGATACGGATCTTCACCAATGCCAAAAACCTTGGACAAGATGAACTCGATCTCATCGAAATGGTAAAAGCCGTGCGGCCGCGGCGGCGATGTCTGCCCGTTCCATACTTCACCTTCTCTATGCGGTGTTAAAAATACGCAGCCATGGCCTTCTTCGCCGAAGCGCGGCTTATAAGCGCTCTGTAAATATTGTTGAGAAAAGGTATAGCCGTCGACGGCTTTTAAGGTGTCCAGCAGCTTGTCGAGGGATTGTCTGTCCGCATGAAGAAGATCACCCGCTTGACGTTGATGTGTATGCCCATGCGGTAGATCCCAGACCTCATCCTGCAAAGCGATGGCGGGCAGATTAAGATGCACCCAGCCTTCATCTTTGGCCAGTAGATGCGCTGTCAAATCATCCTCATGTAAACGCTGCATCACGAGCACAATGGCGCCGTCATTGTTGAGGCGCTGCGATATATTATCATCGAATTGCTGGTGTAGTAGCAGGCGCGCTTTGGGATCACGCGCATCAGCTGTGCTGATTGGGTCGTCAATAATAACAACATCAGCGCCCAGGCCTGTTAGGCGACCATTGATCAGCATAAATTGACGATGACCACCGAAGCTCGTGCAGAGCTTGTTTGTCTTGAGCTTGATCTGCGTGCTTGGAAAAACCGCGCGGTAACGTGGCGAACTCATAAGATCAAAGCAGCCCTCATCCAAATCACGGCCTAGCGCGGTGCTCGCGTGCAGACACAGAATTTTCTTAAGCGGATCACGCCCTAGCATCCATGCCGGCCAAGCAATGCTGGTACAATGCGATTTCAGCGTCCGCGGCGGCATATTAATGATGAGGCGTTTGATTTTACCGTCACTGACCTGCGTCAAAGCCCACGCGATCGCATCGATATGCCAATTATGCTGATACTCCGCATGAGGATGCAGAATATCGAACGCAAAGCGTGTAAAGCATGTCAGGTCATGGCGTAGCATGTCTTTAAAATCTTCAATCTTCATTTTGCGCCTCCCCATCTTCACTGAACTGTTTCATGAAATCGTCGATGATTTTCTTGTCCTCGGGCAAAATTTCAAGCTCGGGGGCATCATCCATAGACTTTAAGAAAGGGATGCACATCCTAATCATCTTATGATCGCCCTGTGCAGCACCATGTGCCATTTGCTCCAAGATCACCTGACGCATACTTCTCGGCTTTGTTGTACCGTTTATGGTGATTTCACGCTGCGCGCCGAACACAGCTTGGATTTCATCATCGAAGGTCGATTTTTTCTTAGGCGGGCGACCAGCCGGATTACCCGACTGGCCTGGTTTAAACTTATGTTCATCGGGCGGGTTGTTGTTTTTACGCCCATCTTTGCGGTTGTCTTTACTCATTGTCAGAGTCTCCTTGTGTTTGAATGTCATTGAAGATTTTGCCAGTTTCGGCGTGTACAGCGTCCAGCCCTGTAAACTCTTGCCAGCGACGCACAATTACGTCACAATATTTAGGTTCAAGTTCAATGCAGCGAGCAACGCGACCCACCTGTTCGCAGGCGATCAGGGTTGAGCCAGAGCCCGCAAAGGGGTCCAGCACGATCTCACCGCGCTTGGTGCAGTCCAGAATTGCGTCACCAATTAAAGCGACAGGTTTAACGGTTGGATGCATTTTCAAATCATCTGTGCGCCCGAACGTATTAACGCCAGGGTAGTCCCAAACGTTACTTCTGTGCCTGCCATGCTTGCCCAAAAGCACATTGTTGGTGTGCGGAGCTGTTCCATTTTTGAACACAGGCACAAACTCATGTTTGCTGCGGTAGAGCGAGCCAAGACCTGCGTTGGATTTATTCCAAATACAGATGTTTTTAAGTTCGGAATATTGTCTTTGTCCGGCGCTGATGAGTTGATGGATTCCACGCCAATCGATGAAGAGAAAATGTAACGAGCCATCCTTACTAAATTCAATCATAAGTTTGATGACATCAGACAGAAATTCAGTAAATTCTTCATTTGACATTTCACCACTAGCCATGGCAAACTCATCGTGTTGAATCCTCCCATTCCCGCAGATATGGCCACTTACAGGCACATTATATGGCGGATCACTAAACACAGCATGCGCTGTCTCACCATTCATTAACGCCTTATAATTAGCAGGCATAAGCGAGTTGCCACACAGCAGGGCATGCTGACCTAATAACCAACGATCACCAGGCTTGGTAACAAAGATGTCTTCGATTTCAGGAATGACATCGGATTCATCGTTTTCAGCAGGCGCTTCACCGCCAATAATAATGTCGAGCTCGCCGGTGCCGAAGCCTAAGATTTCTAAATCAAAATCCAGCTCTAACTTATCAAGCTCCTGCAACTCAACGCGCAACAGATCCTCATCATGGCCAGTATTTAAATTGAGCTGGTTATCAGCGATGCGGTAAGCCTTCACTTGTGCATCCGATAAATTACTAACCAAAATGACAGGCACTTGTTTTAAGCCGAGCTTTTTAGCCGCCTCATAACGGCCATGTCCGGCGATAATGATGTATTTGCCATTATGCTCTCTTACTATAATAGGCGTGATAAAGCTGAACTGCTCGATACTAGCTGTGAGCTGATTAACATGCCAAGGGGGATGCTTTTTCGCGTTGTTGGCATAGGGGGTAATATCATTGATATCAACAAGCATATAGCTATGCGGTGATCCGGCATTTTTAAAGCCACCGAGGGCTTTTTTCTTTTTGGATGTCATCTGACAATCTCCTTGAGTTTGAAATTAAACTTGCGGAGACCGAGACATAAAAAAGGCATGGTTTCCGCGAATAAAGTTCAAATCAGAGCCATGTCTAAATTCGAAACCCATCCGGACCATGCCGTGTATTAAAGTTTCAGGTTTATAAAGAAGCTATCGGAGCCAGAACCATGTCTTTTCTCACTTCACCAGCGCGATGCCATGCACCTGCTGTCGCCCGAAACTTGGGATGCCTTTAATATACGCTATTTGTAGAAAATTGCAAGTGGTGTGTGTCGCCATATGCCCTTTAAAGTCCTGGTGGAGTTGTCTTTTACGTTTTTGGATCAGTGTAGTTCACTACCAAATCAGGCCCTATGTCAGTTCCGGTTCAGGCCGTGCATCTTTGACCCAAGCTTCTGTTTATAAAGATTTTCAATAGCGACGATTTCGCGCTGTGTGATGTTGCTTGGCAAGGTTTGTAAAACTGAATATCGGAAGTGGCGATAATAATGCGGGTCTGATTTTATCAGCGCGACTAGTTCTTTGTTGCCGCCGGTGTAATTGACGGCGTATTCACTCCAGCGTTGCCAAATTCCGTCTTTACCGTTTGCGCTACCGACATATTGTTGGCCCGTCTTACTGTCCAAAATCAGGTAAATGCCGTTTACGGCGCAGAGTTGATTGCGCCATTCGTAATTGGCATCAGGGTTATCAATCAAGTTTTTCAGTTCATCAAATTCAAGAGCAAAATCCAGCAGGCCGGGGAAATTACCAATATAGCCACGCGGCAGGATTTCGACAACTTCTTTGGTTTGCTTGTCATACCATTGGTGCCAAGCAATCGCGTTATTGCCCCAATCAATTATAAGGCGGTCAACAAAAGCATCGAATTCAGGTACAGGCTCAAGGTCATAGTAATACATCCCGTTTTTCTTTTTTGATACGCCGACTTTAAAAACGCCGAACAGCACTGAACGGCTTCGGTCTAACCCGATAAAGCTGATGATGTAATCGCACGCACCAAACACGTCCTTGGCTTGTTCTCTTTGATATTTAAGGAGGGTGTCCTTGCTTTTGAGCAATTCACGATATTCAGCGCGGCTGTCTTTATGCCGGACAAGCTTGACCTTCTTGCCTTCTAGCATTGGTGATTGTGATTTTAGTATTTGCTGCAGCGTGATCATTTTATTCCTTGCTCCTCGCCTTCACAGGCACACGGTCTGGCTGGACACCTGCGCTTAAATTACTCGCTGTGCCCAATGCTGTTTCTGAAAAACTATAATCTTGAAGAATGCCGACTTGATTAAATTTAAAGCTCGCTATGTTTGTTCGCGTATCTGCGCCCCCGACAAATGCGCCGACATAGGGAATAAATGTCTCTGGCCGTGTTTGATATTCAGAATAAACGTAAACAATCTGCGTATTGTGTGCTGAATCAAGGGTTTTTGATGTTGGATTACCGAGTTCCAAAACAACATCCTCATAGGTTGTCTTACCTTTTTGAAAACTGGATACCTGTGCTTCACTAACATGCACACCAGATGCCGCGCACGCGCTCATCAAACTTATAGCTAGCCCTGATAATAGGATTTTGGTCGGTTTGATCATTTTTTAACTCCCTTTGATTTAATCAAAACGGCTACCAGATTTCTCTGGCAGCCGGGGAGTAGTTACCGTCCGAGAACGGCCAGCGTATTCACGCAAGCGCTCTTGTATTCCGCTGCTCCCCGACCATAGGTCGAGAGGCAACATCATTGGTGACGGCCAGATGCTGTTTGGCCGTCTCGGAGAGGTAACTAGCCCCATGAGCACAAAATTGCGCTCACATCAGGACGTTAGCTCGTTATGGGGCGCGTATCAACTGGAATAACTGAAAGGTTTATGAATGAGAATGAGTAGACCATCAATCCTCAACTAGTGAGTTGTAAGAATTGACTCGCCAATGAGGGGGGGATTTGTTAAGTTTTTCAGTGTCGTAATCATAAAAGAGATAGCCATGCCAACCAGTAAGCAGAAATTACCTGAATTTTTAGCAACAGGAGAACCTGCACGGCTTATTCCCGTCGTCTCAGAGGGCAGTAAAGAAGGTCGTGCAACGTCCATTCTATTATCCACATTATCTGCAGTGCATGAGTTCTCGCAAAGTTTGTTCGGGGCTGTGGGCGTACGAGTTGGTAGCCGTACCAATATTGAAGTATACACGGAAATTGTTTTCAAGGACAAAGACGCGACTATCAAGCTTCGCCCTGATGGCCTAATCATTATCAATAAGGGAAAGACGCAGTGGAAAGCTCTCGTTGAAGCCAAAATCGGAAATGCAGAATTATCACCCGATCAGGTAAAAGACTATCTGGCCTTGGCGAAGAAACACAAGATTGACGCTGTTATTACAATTTCCAATCAATATTCAGCTTTGCCAACCCACCACCCTATACCGTTGAAACGCTCTGATTTAAAAGGTGTTAAGCTTTATCACTGGTCATGGATGTTCATTTTTACCGAAGCAATTTTGCTTTTAAAATCTATGGGCGTTGAAGATGCAGACCAGCAATTTCTACTGCATGAAATGACACGATATTTCGACCATCCCAGCGTTGGTGTTGCCAGTTTTACAAGCATGAATAAAGAATGGAAAGACGTGACGCAGAAGGTTAAGAGCGGCTCACGACTGGTAAAATCCTCAGAGGAAGTCGAAAACACCGTTGGAAGCTGGCATCAAGAGGCTCGTGACCTCTGCCTTATCATGAGCAGGAAACTGGCTGTTCCAGTGTCCTTAGGGTTGAGCCTTAAGCACAAGAAAAACCCTGCCGACCGCTTGAAAGAGGATTGCGATATTCTTGTTTCTACGCAGACAATGGTATGTGAGATAGAAATTCCTGATGCAGCATCATCATTAACCGTAGTTGCAGATTTAACGCGGCGTACGGTGGATTGCTCCATGCGAGTTGAAGCTCCTAAGGATAAGCAAAGAGCAACGGCCCGTTTAAGCTGGCTGTTGCGTCAGCTCAAAGACATCAACCCTCAAGATATTTACATTAAAACAGTCACACGTGGGAAATCAAACAACCCACAAGCTTTGCTTGAGGTCGTCCGTGAAAACCCGATGGCAATTCTTAAAAATGAAGGTGTGGAAATACAACCTATAGCCTTTGAAGTGATGATGGTGAACGATCTTGCGGGTAAATTCTCAGGCCGCAACACGTTCATAGAGGCTGTTGAGTACACTGTTACGCATTTTTATGAAGAAGCGGGGCAAAACCTCCAAGTCTGGGTGCCATCGGCCCCGAAAGTGAGGGAGGAGAAAGCATCTACCGTCGTTGATTTGGATAGGCACGAAACTGTTGCACTGGCGGAAGATCAGGGCGATGAGATAGAGCGGGTTGTTAACGAGTAATCGAGGGTAAAAGGTAATTGATATGGCAGTTTATAAGAGTATTCCATTAAAAGATTTAGAGGTTAATCCCGCAAATGACAGGCACGGAGAACTTGCGTCTGAGGCAGAGGCTATGGAATGGCTTCTAGTTAACAAAACAGATAAAATGAAAGACCTTCTTCAAAATATAACGGAAAAAGGTGGTATCGTTGAAGAGCCGTTGGTCTTCAAAGAAAAAGGTACCGATAAATATAGAGTCTACGATGGCAACCGACGGGTGACGTGTTTAAAGCTTTTGCATGGATTAGTGCCAGAACACGTACAAAATCCGTTACAGAAAAGAGTTGAGTCCATCAAAGCCAATAATAATCTGGACTTGGACACGCATGTAG